AGCGATACGGATTACTGCCATGACGTGACGTGCTGTTTCTCAGATGACAGTATCTTCGTGATCATAACCTGCGGCATCGTAGTCCTTTTACTGTTCATAGCGCTCATGTTCTGCGCAACCGACCTGGTTACGCATATCGCGTCTCCCGAGGCGGCCATGCTGAACGACATGCTGCAGGCGATGCAGAAATGAGAGCCGAGGTTATTGCCGAGCGCCTGCGCGGTCAGGCCGAGACTTGGCGTGGCTATCTTCCCGATGACACGCTCTGGGACATGAGCGACCACCAGTTTACCGAGAGCGTGCTTATGGCTTTCGGTCTGGATGACATGGACATGCACGTGCACGAGGCATTCGACAAGCTCGCAGACATGTTCGATGTCGCTGCTAAAGCCGAGAAGGTGAACGCATGATTACCGATAAAGATCGCCATGAGATTGCCGAGAAACTGCGCAACCTCAAGCCGGAGTACGCGTATGAGGACTTCTTCGCGTCTAACTATTTGTTCCAGACCATGGGCTTTGAGTATTGGTCTGAAACTGCCTACGACAACGGTATCGAGGACAGCGGGCTGACCAAGACCGGGCTGTACAAGCTGGCCGACATGATTGACCGCCCGACCTGCGCAATCGTCGAGAGCTACATGGGAGACAACTTGGAGTCGGTCGAGGAGACGCCGCATCACGTCCTGTCTTGCGGCCACATTGCCTACGGCGAGGATGACCCCATGTTCTGTCCCGTATGCGGAGCGGCGGTGACTGATGATTACCGATGATAAACGCCGCGAGGTTGCCGAGAAGATGCGCGGATATGACGGTTCCGGGTTCAGAGAATCGGCGATAGTGCCGTTCCTCGACTGCCTTGGAGTTGGCTATTTGAACTGGCGCGAAGTTTTGGACACTCTTGCCGACCTAATCGATCGTCCGACCACTACGCGCCACGGCAAGTTCAAGACCAAGTACGGCAGGAAGACACCGTGCTGCGAGGTCTGTGGCTACTCAATCGGCGATATGCGGTGGAACCATTGTCCTAAGTGTGGGGCGGCGATTGTCGATGATTAGTGACGAGGAGCGCCGCGAGGTCGCGACGCGACTGAGGAACCAACTCAAATACATGCGAGAAAACGGGGAGTACTACAAAAACGACCTCGACCTTGTGGAATGCGGTAACAGCGCCTATCGCAACATCGCCGCTTCGGTAGAAAAACGTGGCAACGCCTGCGATGGCAATTACATCCATATCGTCGAAAAGCTCGCAGAAATAATCGACATTCCCACATGCGTCATGACAAACGTCGGCGGCGATTTCGAGAACTCATTCCAGTGCTCCAACTGCATGAACGAGTTCGACATGCCCGACTTCGATCGGTATCCGTACAGTCGTTGCCCTGAGTGCGGAGCGGTGGTAGTTGATGCAGATTAAACCCGAGCTGGAGAAGCAGATTTGCCACCTTCGATATGCCATAAAGGATGCGTACGAATGTGATTTCAGGGGCGCGGCAGCACCGTGCCATTACTTTAAAGCGCTAACTGGCAACCAAAAGGCTATCGGTGCATCGTGCGCGAAATGCCGCGCGGAACGCATGGTGGTTTACGACGACCACAATATCGAAGTTGACTGCTACACCCTCATGATTATCGACTTCCTGAAAACAATGGGCGTGGAGGTGGAAGATGAAAGCTAAGCGCACCGTCTATCTCGTCGTCGACTACGGAGGCGAATGGGAGGACAAATGGGATTCCCCCTATATGGCTTTCGACAACGAGCATGATGCCGAGGTGTGCGCAGAGAAGAGATGCAAGCGCAACAGGTACGACGGAAAAGAATGGCCTGAGACGTTCTGGGACGAGTACAGCTTCTCCAATGTCGTACCGATCTCAGTGCTCATGGATGTACCAACCGAACAGACCTGCAAAAACGTCTACGACGAAAGCGAATGCGGCGCATGTACCAACGGCTTCGAGTGCTCCGCTTGCGGATGCAGGGTCGAGGATTGCGAAGGTTACTACGTTAAAGGCGAGTGGAACTTCTGCCCCAAGTGCAGGCGAAGGGTGGTTGTAAAATGAGCAAGTTCAAGGTCGTGGCTGAAATCAATCCAGTCAATCATGTCCATTACAGCTGGAATATCTACGACGATAGCTGGATTGCGTACATGGTGGACTGCATCGTGTACCCGGACGGCCCGGACGTTTCGCGTCTCGCGTACTTCTATTACGACTACAAGGCCAGCAAGTGTGTGCGCCTGCCCGATCGGACTGTCCACGGCGACATATCCGCAGACGATGCGCTCGCGTTCATCTTGGGCAAGCTCGGTATCGAGGCAGAGCAGTTACAGGAAAGGACTACAAATGAATAACCCGAAGCGTAGGGTCGCCGCAACGGTGGCCTTTATTTTGGCCGTGGTGGGCATCATCGCCACGCTTGGACTCTCTGGCTGCACCGAGCGCGGTCAGGTTAGCTACAACCTTTCCCAAGATGCCGACAACTTCAACGTTCGCCGCCGAGTGACCGTCATCAACATGCGCTCGGACAAGGTGCTGTTGCAGATGGAGGGTTGTCTTTCCATCAAGACCGACCCGGAAACTAACGAGCTGAACATTATTGCCGAGCTACCCAACGGCGAGTACCAGAAGCATTTCATCTACCTCAATGATTGGACTATGTACACGGTGGAGCAAGTCGATTCCACCAAGACCGACAAGTTCAACTATGAGTTTAACTTCCTGCCGCAAGAGCTGCCCGGCGTGAAGATCACAAGCAAGGACTAGTCGATCGGAGCGCCCGGCGCTATGCTGGGCGCTCCACTTTGGAGGCAGCATGGCATCGACTCTCAGGCGCTGCCCGTTCTGCGGCGGCGAGGTGTACGCCCGTGAGGTCATCATCATCGGCGGCACCGAGGAGTTCGAAATCAGGTACCGCGACGAGGATGCGGCCTATAGGGACAACTGCCCGATGGTGGTCGGGCTGTACCCGACCGAGGGCGAGCTGGTCGCAGCCTGGAACTACTCAAAATAGGCTGAAAAATATATTTTATTGATATGGGGTCACTATATGGCAGAACGAAGAATGTTCGCAAGAACCATCGTCGAGTCGGACGCCTTTCTCGACATGCCGCTGTCGGCACAGTCGCTTTACATCCACCTCGGGATGAACGCGGACGACTGGGGCTTCGTCAACAACCCGCGCTCAATCCGCAGGATGTGCGGCGCGTCGGAGGACGATTTGCGGCTGCTGGTGGCGAAGAAGTTCATCCTGACGTTCGACTCGGGCGCGGCGGTTATCAAGTCGTGGTGGGTCAACAACTACGTCCGGTCGGACAGGCGCCACGCAACTCGCTACCCAGACGAGTTAGCCACGCTTTACATTGACGAGAACAAATCGTACACGACGAGGGACACGGGCTTACCTGCGGATATGTTCAAGCCGGTAGCCAAAGTGGATACACTTGGTAGCCAACTGGTAGACAAACTGGAGACACCTGACTGTCAGTTGGTAGACAAAGTGGATACCGAGGTTAGGTTAGGTAAGGTTAGGTTAGGAGAGAGTACTAGTAACTCCTCTAGGGTTGATACTCAACCTAATCCCAAGGGTTTTGGCGCGTGCGCGCCCGAACAACCGAAAAAACGGCGGGCGAAAAAGTTCGTGAAGCCCTCGATTCCCGAGGTCGCCGAGTACGCCGAGGGCTTCATCAAATCCAGAAACCTGCGATTAACAGGGGAAACGTTCCGAGCCGAAAGGTTCGTCTCGTGGTACGATGCTAACGGCTGGAAAGTCGGCAAGAACCCGATGAAGGACTGGAAGGGAGCGGTCAGGACATGGATTTTCAAGGACTACGTGGACGATTCCGTGACCGCTACGGCGGCTGACGCCCAGTCGCTCGACGCCTTCGACTTCGCCGGGACGCTGTGATGGAGCCGAGGACGTGTCCCACCTGCGGTTTCCCCGTGGAGCGCAGGGTCTGGGACGTGGACCGCGAGCTGCTGATTCCCTGCAAGTGCAGGTGCTCGACGCTCGAAACCCGCAGGTCGGAGTGCTTCCCCGTCCCCGAGATGGCGTCCCAGACCTTCGCCGCCGACGACGGCAAGTTCGGCCAAGACGTGGTCGAGAAGTGCAGGAAGTACGCCGACAAGCTGCCGGGACTTCACTCGGGACTGCTTCTTTTCGGGCCTCCAGACAGCGGCAAGACGTTCCTCAGCTGCTGCATCGCCAACGCGGCGCTGGAGAAGGGCATGAGGGTGCTGATGCGCTCGATGCCTTGGGTTCTCAGCCGCAGGTACGGCGAGGTGGCCGACACGATCGAGACGCTTGCCAGGGCGGAGCTTCTGGTGCTCGACGACCTCGGGGCAGAGCGCGAGACCGACTACGGCCGCGAAATCGTCTACAGCGTCATCGACACCCGCTACCAGAGCCGAAAGCCGACCGTCATCAGCACGAACCTGACGAGGACCGAGCTGGCGGCACCCGACGACATGGCCTGTCGCAGGACGTACAGCCGAGTCCTGGAGATGTGCATGCCGCTGGAGGTGGACACGGGCCGCAGGCGCTCGACCCGAGAACGCTACGCGGACATGGCCAAGGAGTTCGGCTGGTGAGCATATCGCTCAAATGGGCTTAGAAGCCACGGGAATGAGATTTAAGGGCACTTTCTGGGTTGATACCAGTCAGTGTCCTTTTTTGTTTAAAACGGGGCCTTAAAACGGCTCTCATTCGTTCGGAAGGAAGTTCTGTTGGACGAGACTGAAACCGAGTCGGCCGTAGTGAAGCAAGTCGTCGTCGCGATCGTCGCCGTCGTCGGCCTGGTCATCGGCATCGTCGCCCTGCTCCTGGCCGAGGCATGGGTGGTCTCCACGCTGCTGTCCGTCGCGTTCGGCGTGGAGTGCCTGAACCTGTGGGCGCTTGCCGGGCTAATCGCCCTGTTCAACCTGTCCGTGTCGTACCGCAAGTCCCGCTAGTGCTGCGCCAGGGCGAAATCAGCCAGTCGCTCCACGACTTTCGCGGCTACCAAGTCACCGCACGCTCTCTGGAGCGCCTGAAACGCCAGCTCAAGACCACCAAGCCGCAGGTCGGCAAGGAGCGAATCGGCTGGTGCATCGACAGGTGCGAGGAGATTCTTGACCGCGCGTGGGACGACGTCGCCGAAATCGAGTGGACCTGCGGCGACACCGCCTGCCAGCTGGTCGTGCGCCACTTCCTGTTCGACGAGGACTGGCACGACGTCGCCGCCGACATGGGCATACCCTACGACAAGGCCAAGAAGATCGCCTACGCGGCCATCAAGTCGCTCGACTCAAGAGAGGTTTGTTAGACCCCGTATGCGAGACTCGATTATAGGTTTTATTGATAGGGGGTGAAGGTGAAGCGATGCAACTACTGCGGTCGGCTGCTGGACGCGTCAGAGTTCAACCGCAACCGCGCCAACGCCGACGGCCTGCAGCGCAAGTGCAGAGAGTGCCAGCACGCCGACAACAGACGCAGAGCCAGCGTGTTCGGCTACTCGCAGTACAACCTCTACATCAGCCACGGCCGCTACGCCGACGGCAGGTGATGTCGTGGTACCCGCAGCCGATCGGCGAGCTGGACAGCCCGAGGGTGCGCAGGCTCACGGACTCATGCGGGGCCGAGGGAGCCGGGGTGTGGCTGGCCGCCAAGTGCGAGCTGTACTGCGCCGCCGCCGAGGGCCTGGAGCTGACGTTCGACGAGCTGTCGAGGGCCGTGAGCCGCGATTTGGGCATCAGCCGGAAAAAGTCGCAAAGCGTGCTCGAGACTGCCGCCAAGTGCGGCGTTTTCGAGGTGAAAAACGACGAGAAGCGAACGGTTTCAGGCTATGGGTTCAAGCAGGAGGTCGAGAGGTACAACAGCATCTCCGACCAGCGAAAACGCGCCGCCAACGCCCGTTGGTGGAACGATAAAGTATAGGTAATAACCGTTCATAGGAGGTATGCAAATGCATATGCACTTGTATTGCCATAGCATAGCATTACATAACAGGCAGAGCATTGGCTAGGCGTCCCGGGGGCATACTGGAGTCCCTGACGGTCGGCGAGCTGGCCTTCCTGCGGGTCGTTGGCCGCTGGCACCGCGACGGCTCCCCGTTCTGCTCCACCGAGGTCACGAGGCGCGGGGGAGACATCGAGATGAAGTTCTTCCGTAAGTGCGGCAGGGACGGCATAGCCGAGATATGCGACGGGCTTGTGTCCAAGGGCCTCCTGAGACGGGAGAGGGGCACCCACAGGTACTCGCTCACATCCATTGGGGTAGGGGCGTACGCGGATTTTAGGGACACGTTCTCGAAACCGCTACGCGACTCCAAGGGCAGGGTGCTGCCGAGACGAGATGCAGCGACGGAGGATGAAGCATGACCCAAGGTAGGTACGGGAACAGCCCGAACACGCAGACACCGGCGAACAACAGCGAGACGCTGGATATGATCAGGGAGCTTATCAGGTGGCCGTCCATCGACGCGGGCGACCCGGAGCAGCTGATGCAGAGGTTCGAGGACTACGTGGACCTGTGCGAGCGCCACGACTCCAAGATTCTGGTCAGCGGCATGTGCCAGAGCTTCGGCATGACGAGGGACGAGGTTCTGAACTGGGCAAAGGGCAAGAGGACTAGGCTTGATAAGGTGCTGAGCACCGAATCTGCCCTCGTGCTCAAAAATATTTTGCAAAGTTTGGAAGTTTCTTGGGAATCGGCGATGCAGAATAACGGCTACCGCAACCCCGTGACAGGAATCTTTCTCGGTAAGAACAATTTCGGCTACAGGGACGAGTCCCAGACGGTCATCAAGCACGAAGATGCAGCTCAGGGGCCTACCAAGGCCGAGCTGGAGGCCAAGTACATGGCCGCGCTGCCAGCCGAGGACGTGACGATCGAGAAGGTCGAGGAACTGCCGCCGAGCGACTAGAAAGCGAAAGACCCCACTGCAATAATGAACTGCCTCCCATTTCTTGGACATGAGAAATGGGGCGCAGTTCATAAACGCAGCGGGGTCTTTTTTTGTGCCGACTTTCGGGGCCATTAACGACTTTCGCGGCCACTATAGGGCTGTCACGACTTTCGCGGCCACTAAGGGAGGAAAATCCGATCGGGCGCCGGGGCCTTCACGACTTTCGCGCGCACTATAGGGCTTTCCGGTTCCAGGGTTCTGGCTATGGCGCAAACTGGCTGGGGAACGGCCGTTTTCCGGTTGCGGGGTTTTGGCGCGATCGGCGGCGTTTTGGGGTATCTAACTGCTATATAGGCGCTCACGGGCTGCGTTAGGTATGCCCGTATGAGGCGCTACAATGCCCCAAAAACGGGCGTAAAAACGTTGGCGGTGTAGCAGTGCCACGGGCGTAAAAACGGGGCGCAAAACGCCGTTAAAACGCGCTAGAACGGGGCGCTGATATGCCGAGCGCGGGCGTTGCGTAGGTGCGGGCGTCCTACATATCTTGAACACAAACGGCCCTGCTATAGTGGCGCGGCCGTGGCGCTGGTAATGAGGATCAGAAACGAAAAACGGCCCACGGTGTAGGCCGTGAGCCGCTAGCGGAGGCATAAAAACGGCCCCGACAAACGCCGGGGCCGTTTGGCTAGTTGTATTTGAGTAGGAAAACCAAAACGATAACGGGCAGGATAACGGGGGCCAACGCCAACGCAAGCAGGTAGATAAAGACGTTTCGCACGGGCTACACCTCCTAGTTATTGAGGATCGAAAAAACGACGGCGACAACGGCGCACGCTGCAACGCCAACGGCAACGCCTAGCCAGTACGCGTACCAAGTTGACGTTTTGGCAAGCTCAAACAGCATTATGCGGCCTCCTCGACGTCGAAATAGTCACGGGCGACGCGGGCTACCTCGGCGGCGTCGTAAACGTCCTCAAACTCGACGGCGTATAGGCTGTCTACGGTATCCCACGTTTCGAGCGTATGGCCCTCGTCGTCGTGCCATACGTGGCGGCGCTCCAACGTTAGCTGATAGTAGTCGCCGTTATACCAGTGCTCCCAGTCGGATACGGCGCCGTCGAGGTCAACGCCGCCCTCGCTCGGCACTGCAATTACGCAGTCAATCCAGTCCGACGGGCATTGACCCGGTAGCGTCTTGTATACGGCCTTATAGCCGTTGCGCTCCAAGTGTTTTACGAGGGCGGCGCCAACGCTGCTGTATCCAGCAAAACGGTAGTTGTTAACGGCCTCCTCGACATCTTCCAACGCGCTCATAACGTCGGGCGCGCCCTCGTGTATGTCGAGGTTATTGCATGAGGCTACCTCATATAGCAGCGTGTCGTAACGGTCGGCGGGGGTATCCGGCACGGTCGTATCGTAATCGACGGCGACGCGGCACGACGGTGTGAGCTGGTAGTTAATCATTCTGATCCTCCCAGTAATCGGAGAACATAAAAAAGCAGATGGAATAGATGGCAACGTCGTCGAACGGGTCAACCGACGTTGTACCGGCGTCGCCTGCTGTCTCCCAGATACCGCCGTGGCACTCCTCGACGGCCACCAGATAGCGCCCGGGCGCGGACGTGGTGTATACGGCCGCACGGACGTTGTCAACGAGGGCGACGGTGTGAACGAGGCTCACTAGTAGCACCTCCAGTAAAGTTCGGTGAACTCGTCGTCTATAGCGCTGCACACTTCCCCGGGGATATACGACACGGCGCGGTCCGTCCACCAAAACCCCTGCACCTCGCAGTCGTTTGTGTCGATATAAATGTTTGGGCCGCCGCAGGCCACCATAATGCGATAACCCGTCGGGACGTCGCGGTTGCTCATGTTTACGGTAGCGGTGACGTCGTAATTATCGTCAAGATACTCGAGGAGGCTCACGGTATCGCAGTCGTCTGGTAGCTCCTCGCCATCGTCTAGGACGTCCATGTTTCCGTCCTCGTCGGTGTAAAGACGGTCCTCGTATGCTGCTACTAGCATTTCTGCGATATGGTCTGTTTGCTCCTGCAGCTGGTTGGTGGTATCGTTGCTCATGGTATCAGTTCTCCATTCTGTACCGTGGCCCGTGCGAGTACCGTCGCGCGGGCCGTTTTTATGTCTAGTAAAAAACGTTTGCGTCAAACTCAAACGTTATCGGCCTGGGCGAACGGCCGAAATACGGCGAAAACTCGTACACTTCCAAACACTCAAACTGCATCGCCGCGAGGTAAACGGCAGTAGTTCTATCAATGCCCGTGCTTGTAAGGTCCTTTATATACGCGGCGTTGTAGTGGCTAACGCCGTTAATATCGACCCTGAGCGCGTGCAACCCGGCCCTAGCTAGTCCATATGCAGTAGTAGCCCTGGATACAAACGTAACCTCTTCGCCGTTCCAGCGTCTGGCTATATACCTCATAGCTGCTGATCCTCCTTATAGATATAGGTTCTAACCGTTCATCGTTGGCTATATAGGCTATAGCCGTTCAATCATCGCCGTTTGTCGTTTGTCACTCCTTATAGATATAGGCGATACCCGTTCGTTTGTGTCGAGCTGTTAACCGTTGAGTTTGTGGCTTGCCGCTCGACACGTTTCACTATAGCACCTGCAATAAGCAGGGTACCGGGCAGTTTTTCCGACCCCAGGCAACCCCGCTACTAAGCCCCCCGACCGCCGAAAAAAACAAAAAGGCCTTTACAGCCGAACGGGAATACCCTATATTGTCGGTAACGGAAGGAGAAACCATGAACTACTCGGATGCCTACAGGCAAATAATGAAATCGCGCGGCTACACGCAGCGTGAGCTGGCGGCTGTCATCGGCATAGCGCAGGGTTCGCTGTCCTGCTCGCTCAAGGACGGCAACCCGACGCTCTCGACGGCCTCGAAGTACCTGGGACCTCTCGGCTACAAGCTGGCGCTGGTTCCCGTGGGGTCGAGACTGCCGGACGGCTCTCACGTATTGGACTGTCAGTAGGGGAGAATGGCAGGCCGCGTGCTCGCGTTCACGGCCTGCCGCCACTTTTTTGCGCTGAGTGGCTGATACTAGGAGTATTTTAGATGATTTACGGTTACGCCCGAGTGTCAACGAAAGGGCAGCTCAGGGACGGAAACTCGCTAGACGCCCAGCATGAGTCGCTGTTGGAGGCTGGCTGCACCGAGATAGTGCAGGAGGCGTTCACGGGCACCACGACCGACCGACCTGAGTTCGACGCCCTTCTGGAGCGCCTGAGCGACGGCGACACGCTCGTCGTGACCAAGCTCGACCGAATCGCCCGAACCGTGACCGGAGGCTGCGATGTCGTGAGGTCGCTCCTCGACAGGGGAGTTACTGTTCGCGTGCTCAACATGGGCACGCTGGACAACACCCCGGTCGGCAAGATGATGGTCTCAGTGATGTTCGCCATGGCCGAGTTCGAGCGCGACATGATCGCCCAGCGCACGGCGGAGGGCAAGGCCGTCGCCAAGCAGAAGCCCGGTTGGCGCGAGGGCAGGCCGCCCGCCGAGGTGGACGTTGACGAGTTCAAGCGCCACGTTGCGCTGGTGAAGGCCAAGAAGGAGAAGCGGCGCGACGCCTGCGCACAGCTCGGCATAGGTGTGAGCACCTACACGAAGATAAGGCGCCGTCTGATCGATTCTGGAGAGCTTGACGGCTAGACGCAAGCCCCGTGGGGATTCACCCTGCGGGGCTTTTTCTTTGCCGCACGAGCGGAATCCGCGCCGCCGCGACCCTATGCGGCATGGATGCACTCACCAGGAACATACTCAACTACATCTCGCTGAACCCTAGGGACATAGGCGCATACCGCGACCTCGTGTCCATGCAGCGCCAGCGCAGGCATGACGGGACGGACGAGCACGACGCCCTTAAAGCGTCGCTCGACGCCGTGATTGCCGCCATGCGCGGCGGATGGGCCGACGTGGAGGGTATCTCGGCACTCATGGAGGCGCACCGCGACCTGCTGACGCTAGACGGCAAGTGGGACTTCGACTCGTTCGCGCAGGCGATGGAAATCGATCGAACCCCGGACAGCAGGCTCTGGCTCCCCAGGCGAAAGCAGCTGTGGCGGCTGTATCAGGAGCTGCAGTGGTTCGAGACGGACCCGAACGCCGAGTTCCTGAGCGTCTCGATGCCGCCGCGTACTGGGAAAAGCTCGAATTGCTCCATGGCTATGGTCTGGCACCTCGGGCGCGACCCGCTCCACTCAAACCTGATGACGGCGCACTCGGACAAGCTGACCAAGCACTTCTACCAGCAGTGCCTCCAGTTCGTAATCGACCCGGAGTACCGGTTCTCCGAGATTTTCCCCGACTCGCCGCTCGTGTGGCAGTCCTCCGAGGACGAGGCCTTCTCCCTCAAGAAGCACGGCGCCTACCCGACATGCACCTGCCGATCGGTCGAGGGCACGCTGACGGGCGCCGTCGAGGTCGGCGAGGGCGGCTGGCTGTACGCTGACGACTTGGTCAAGGACCTTGAGGAGGCCATGTCCCCGCGCCGACTGCAGGGCAAGTGGGAAGCCTACATCAACCAGTGTTACGACCGTCGAAAGACAGGCTCCAGGCAGCTCATGGTCGGCACGCGCTGGGACGTTAACGACCCCATCGGCCGCATGACCCGTCTCCATGAGGGCGAGAGCGGGTTCCACATCCTGACGATTCCCGCACTAGACCCCATCACCGGCGAGAGCAACTTCGACTACCTGTACGGCGTCGGATTCGACCGCAAGTACTACCTGGATATGCAACGCACCACGGACAGCGCGACCTACGCAGCCAAGTACGACGGCACTCCGTTTGTCCGCGAGGGACAGCTTTACAGCCCGGATTCCCTTGAGCGCTATCTGGAGCTGCCCGCAGGGGAGCCGGACCGCGTCATGGCCGTCGTCGACACCAAGGGCGCCGGAGAGGACTACTGCGCGATGCCGATCGCCGCGCAGTGGCGTGGCTCCGACAAGTGGTTCATCGTCGACTTCCTGTGCGACCACTCCGCGCCCAAGACCGTCAACCAGCGACTCGTGAACTTCATCGACAAATACGGCGTTCAGCAGGCGCGCTTCGAGTCGAACGCGGCGGGCGGCAAGGTCGCCGAGGACGTCGCCGACATGCTCAAGGAGAAGGGGACGCTGTGCGTCGTCTCCAAGAAGTACACCGGGTCGAACAAGGAGACCAGAATCCTCGCAAGCTCCACTTGGGTAATCGACAACTGCGTTTTCAGGGACACGACGCTCTATGAGCCGGGTTCCGACTACTCGATAGCCATGGGCCAAATCACCTCTTACGTGCTCGACGGCAAGAACCAGCACGACGACGCGCCGGACGCGCTGTCGATGCTCGCGGACTTCCTGAGCAAGTCGCGCCGCGCGAGGGCGCGCGTCACCAAGAGGCCGTTCTAATCCGGCACGAAGGTTTTCGGCACCGAACCGAACATCTCCCAATAGGGGCGCAATCCCCATCGAATCGCTGCTGGCTGGCCGTTTTCACCTCCTTCCTTCCGGCCGGCCAGCATCGAGCGAGAAGCGGAGAAAAGTTGGCTGAGAGCTACAGCGAATCTGAAAACAAGGGTATCCAGAGCACCCTGCTCCACGGCAGGCGCCGTATCGTGTGCGGGGAGCAGAACATCACCGCCGCGAACGTGCGCGAGGTGCTGGACCGCTCGACGATGGTCCACGGCTGCAACTCCTCCGACATCGACTACCTGTGGAGGTACTTCCTCGGCTACCAGCCGGTCATCGACCGCAAGAAGGAAGTCCGTCCCGAAATCAAGAACATCGTCCTGGAGAACAGGGCGTACCAGATTGCCAAGGACCGCGCCGACTCTCTGGCCGGGGAGCCTATCGCCTACAGTGCGCACGGCTCCTCCAAGGACTGCGAGGACGCCGAGAAGGTCAACGACGAGTTGAGCCACAAGGTCCAGCAGCTCAACGACTTCTGCATCGCCGCCGACAAGCACGCCTGCGACATGGAGATTGTTCAGTGGATGTGCATCTGCGGCGTCGGCTACAGACTCGTGCTCCCGAACTCGGGAGACGGCAAGACCATCGACGACGAGCAGCCATTCAAGGTCGCATCCCTCGACCCGCGCAGGACGTTCGTGGTCTACACCAACGACGCGTTCCACGAGCCGCTGTATGCCGTCACCTACGTACGCGATGACGTGACCAACGAACCCATCTACAGCGTCTACACCGACCGACTAGTATTCACGGTCGACAGCGACTCCGTTAAGACGGCCGCGAACCCGCTCGGCATGGTGCCCATCATCGAGTACGACGCCAACTCCGAGCGCATGGGCGTTTTCGAGGCCGTCCTGAGCCTGCTCGACGCAATCAATGAGATCGAGTCCAACCGAGTAGACGCCATCGCGCAGTTCGTGCAGGCGCTTCTCGTGCTGGAGAACGTCGAGTTCGAGGACGATGACGCCGAAACGGGCTTCAAGAAGCTCATGGAGATGGGGTGCCTGCAAATCCACTCCACGGACGAGAACAAGGCATCGGTGCAGATGCTGACCTCTGAACTCAACCAGGACCAGACCCAGACGCTCGTTGACGCGCTCTACAAGACCGCGCTCTCCATCTGCGGCATGCCCTTCAACGTTGGCGGCTCCGGCTCCACGTCGGACACGGGCGCCGCCGTCACCATGCGCGACGGCTGGTCGAACAGCGAGAGCCGCTGCAAGGAGACAGAGGTCCACTTCAAGCGCGGCGAGCGCCTGTTCCTGCAGGCCGTCGCAACCATCCTCGATACCTCCATCAGCCTCGGACTCAGGCCGCGCGACGTCGACATCAAGTTCACGCGCCGCAACTACGAGGCAATCCAGTCCAAGGCGCAGGTGCTGTCGACCATCCTCGGCTGCGGCAAGGTTCACCCGCGACTCGCGTTCGAGTACTGCGGCATGTTCCCCGACCCCGAGACGGCCTACGACCTCTCGAAGTCCTACGCGGACGAGCAGGCGCAGCGCCAGATGGAGCTTGCCCAGGCCAAATCGGTCAACCCCGGAGACGACTCCGGTGCAGATAGCAATGCCGGGAAACCCGGCGAGTCCGCAGGCGGCAGCGTCAGCGCCGCAGGCAAGGGGACGCGACCCCCGTCAACAAAGCGTAGCCAAGGAAAGGAAAGCAACTAAATGAATCGTGACCAGCTCAAGTCCCTGCTCGGCGAAGGTGCCTCCAAGGAGGTCATCGACGCGATCATGCGGGCCAACGGCGAGGACGTCAACGCCGGAAAGGCCGCAATCGAAACGCTGAAAGCCCAGCTTGAGGAGGCAAACGGCAAGATTTCGTCCCTTGAGGACGAGGCCAACAAGAACCTCACGGCAGACGAGCAGTGGCAGAAGCAGCTCGACGCCGCGAACGCGACGGCGAAGCAGGCTCTCCGCGACCTCAACGAGGCCACCGCAGCGGCGGTTTTCGCAGGCGCTGGCATGTCCGAGGACGAGTACAAGCCGTTCATCGGCTCCGTCATCGGCGGCACCCGCGACGAGACGACCGCAGCCGCCAAGGCAATCGCCGATGTCGTGGCCGCCAAGGCCAAGGCCGCAGCCGACGACGCCAAGAAGCAGGCGCTGGCTGGGATGCCGCAGCCGCAGGGCGGCGACGAGGGCAACGGCGCGATTACGACCAAGAAGCAGTTCAGGGCCATGAGCGACACCGAGCAGATCGCTTGGAAGCAGCAGAACCCCGACGCATGGAAGAACCTCTCTTAGAAAGGCATTAAATGGCTGGCAAACTCTACATGGCCGACAAGACCTTCCCGTTCGACGAGGACATTTTCTTCGCCGACTACCAGGACGAGCCTGACCTTGTCAAGAACGTCCTCGTGACCTCGGGCATCATGGTCGACGACCCGCTTATCAAGTCCAAGGTCAACTCCGGTAACCAGTTCACCATCCCGTTCTACAACGCCCTCGACGAGGCCGACGAGCAGAACTACGACGGCGTGACCGATATCACCCTGTCCACCATCGGAGCCAGCTCGCAGACCGGATACGTTTACGGCCGCGCCCACGGCTGGTACGCCGACGACTTCCCGCAGGACTTCACCACCGCCAACCCCATGGCCGCAATCGCAGCCCGTGCCGCGAAGTGGCGCCAGACCAAGCGCAACAAGCGCCTCGCCGGAATCGCCGAGGCCGTCATCGGCGCCAAGGGCATGACCGACCATACCGTCACCGTCGACCAGCTGACCGCCACCACGCTGTCCGACGCCGCCCAGAAGGTCTACGGCGACAACAAGTCCACCGTCAAGCTCGCCCTCATGCACTCCTCCGTTGCGCAGGCATTCGAGGACATGGAGCGCGTTGACTACCTCAAGTACACCGACCCCAACGGCGTTACCACCGACCTCAACGTCTACCAGGTCAACGGCCTTACCGTCCTCGTGACCGACGAGATGCCGCACACCCCCGCGATCTCCGGCGAGTCCGCCAAGGCCGCGACCTACACGACCTACCTGTTCGGCGAGGGCGCCTTCCGCTACGCCGACATCGGCGTCGCCCGCCCCGTGTTCAACGGCCGCGACGAGCTTAAGCGCGGCGGCACCAGCTACCTCGGCTACCGCCTGCGCGAGGCCATCCACCCCAACGGCTTCAACTTCACCGCCCCCAAGGAGACCGGCACGAGCAACCCGAACAAGGGCAACCCCGTCATCTCGCCGACCGACGCCCAGCTCGCCACCGCAGGCAACTGGACGCTGGCCTACACCGAGCACCGCGCCATCCCGTTCATGAAGCTCGTCACCCCGGGCGTCGCTTAGAACATGCTTAGCGACGAGGACAAGCTGAAACAGGTCTGTGCCCTCACGGGAGCAGGGCAGGAGGCAGACGGCGGGCTGATCGAGGCCTACCTGTCTGCCGCCCGCTCCCTGATTCTGGAGACGCGCAACCCGTTCGCCGACGACCCGGACTCGGTCGCATGGGAGCCTCGGTACGACTCCCTGCAGTGCCTGGTGGCGGCGGACATGTACAACTGGCGCGGTGCCGACAACGAGATTACGCACGTCGAGAACGGCATCACCCGCACCCGATCGAACGCAGGCGTCTCCAAGCAGCTCCTGCAGCGCATCGTCCCGCGATGCAAGTCGAGGTCCGTCCAGTGAGGTGCATGGAGCGCAACAGGCGCGCCATGTGGCTCTCGAAGCCATCACGCACCGAAATCGTGGACGGCGAGTACGGCACCGGCGAGTACGTAAACGGCTGGTCCGACCCGGTCGAGGTCCGCGTGAACGCGTCCGCCCCCAGCGGCGACAGCTCCTCCAGCCCGTTCGGAACGCAGGTCGCATACGACCTGCAGCTGGTGGCCGAGTCGAACCACTGGGGCATCGACGAGGGCGACCGCATGTGGCTCGGCGACAGGCCCGAGCTGCTGGCTGACGGCCAGCCCTCAATGTCCGGCGCGTACGAGGTCAAGCGCGTTTCCCCGTCGCTCAACTACTGCGCGTTCGGACTCACAAGGGTCGACGGCCGATGAACCTCACGGCGGAGCTGTCGTACAGCTCGCTCGCGGCGCTGGAGAAGCGGCTTCGCGGGTACGCGGACGGACTCGACGAGAAGTCGGGCCAGCTCGCCGAAGAGCTTGCCGAGACCGCCGTTTCCGCAGCTAAGGAGAAGTGCCCCTCTGAGAGGGTGACTGAAACCATCGGCTCCCGCAGGACTGCGGACGGCGCGGAGGCCTTCGCAAACGGCCCGGTCCTGTCGCCCGCCGACGGCTCCTACGAGGTTCCCCTGAGCCACATCCTGGAGTTCGGTTCGGGCATCCGTGGAGACGCCGCATATGGCGCGGAGAACGGCTACACGGTCGACCAGAGCGGCAGGGGAGAGTCCGGCTGGACCTACCCGAAAGACGACGGAACGTTCGGATTCACGCACGGCCACATCGCAAGCCGATTCATGGGCGCAGGAGCGGACGAGGCGCGTTCCGAGGTCGTCAATACCGCCAAGAGGATTTTCAAGTCATGAACGACCACTCCACACGAATCTTCAACTACGTGCGCCAAGAGGTGACCAAGAGGTACCCGAAATGCACCGTCACCTCAAGCGCGATCAACTCAAAGGACTCAAGCCTTCCCGCCTTGCTCGTCAAGTTCCGGTTCCCCGGAGAGGACGAGAGCACGCGCGACAGCTCCGGCGTGGAGCTGTGGACCCGCACGGCGGTAGACGCCCAGTCGTTTTCCGGCACGAGCGTTTTCGAGGCACGAAACATCCTAGTTGCAGCGGACGAGGCGCTGGCCCGTTGTGGTTTCCGCAGGTCGAATTGGACGGAAGTTGCCGATACCGACCCCAGCGTCCGCCGTCTCGCTGCGACTTGGCGCGCAAAGCTCGACAAGTCGGGCACCGTTGCGCCTTGGTAACTTGAAAGGAAAATACATGGCAGTAGCTGCATCCACCACTCCCACCGCAACCATCAACACCTATTTCTTCCACTTTAAGAACCTGACCGCCGCCCCCACTGCGGCCGACTTCGCCAAGGCCGAGAACGTCGTGAACATCAAGAGCTACAGCGACCTCGGCGGCGAGCCTAACAACCTCGACGCCACCACGCTCGCCGACGAATCCCAGAAGAACGTCAAGGGCGTCAAGAAGCAGGAGGCCGTCAAGATGACCGCCAACTACACCAAGGGCGACTCCACCAAGCTCGCTGGCCTTGAGAAGCTGGGCGAGGCCGAGTGGTGGGCAATCGTCATGGGCGTTGACGCCGCTGGCAAGCCCGATGGACACGACGGCATCTACTTCTGGCAGGGCGGCCTGAGCTACTTCGAGAACGGCGGCGAGGTCGACAAGGTCCGCGAGACCACCATCGTCGTCTCGACCGTGACCGCGCCCAAGCTCCTGCCGGACGCCGCCTAGACAGAACCGAACCGATAGGGATTGCAAACCGAAAGAAAGGTAAGACATGGACGAGAACATCGAGAACATCGAGAACACCGAGACGGCCGAGGACATCAACATCGCCGCCAAGGCGCTTGAGGACATCAAGGGCCACGACAAGATCGTCATCGAGGACGAGGAGACCGGCACCGAGTACACCCTGTGCTACTCCCGCAAGATGGTCAAGGACATGGAGAAGAAGGGCATCACGTCGCAGTACGCCACCGAAATGCTCTCTCACAGCACCCTGACCTCCCTTGAGAGGTTCATCAGCGACTTCGTCATGCCTGCGTTCAAGAAGGAGCAGCCCAAGATTACCTTCAACGAGGTTCTTGGCATCTGGCAGGGCATCGAGGATAAGCCGTACATGATTGCGCTGCTCGTCGCGCTGTTCAACCAGCCGATGACCGCGCTTATCGAAAACCCTACCGAGTCCCGAATGAAGTTCCGTCTGGTCTAGCCGGGGAAGATAAGACACCTTCCGATGGAGGGGAGCGCTATACGGGCGAGTGTCCTTTGGGACATGCGTTCGACATGGCGCTCCCCTCTGCCATTTCATTCGGGATGACCGTCGAGCAGTACTGGGACGGCGACCCTTGGCTCTACGCCGCTTTCAGGGAGTCCCAGAGGCAGCGCGACGAGCGAGGGGAGTGGGAGCGCTGGCAGATGGGACTCTACGTCTACAACTCAATCGCCTCTCTCGTCCCTGCGCTCAACCCGTTCGTAAAGAATGCCGATCCCGAGCCTTACCCGGAGGAGCCTTACGGCATCACGTCGGCTAGGACTCCCGAGGAGACTGCGGCGCACGAGGAGAAGGCAGCGCACGAGAAAATGGCTTTATGGCTCATGGGACATGGGCCTGCCTAGTGTAAGCACGGCGGGATTGCGCCCCCAGAAATGGGGTAGCCGTGGCAGAAGCCAGCATCGACCAGCTGCGAATCTCTATCGAGACCAAGGCGGACAACGCCCGCAGCGCCGTCAGAGGCCTAGCCGATGACGTAAAAGAACTCAAGACCGGAACTCGCGGCGTCGGCACGTCGCTGTCCAAGGTCGCGGACGGCATCGGCAAGCTGTCGTCCGCCCGCGTGGACAGCAATAACATCGCCGCAGTGGCGGATGCCGTCCGACAGTTGCAGGGAATCAAGATTTCCTCCACCGTGGCGAAGAACGTCTCGGCGATAGCGTCGGCGGCGTCGCAGATGAACAGCTCCGCACAGGTGCGCGAGACGGTCAACTCCGTCCGCTCGCTTAGCGGACTCAAGCTGTCGTCCAGCATCGCCAACCAAATCAGGAAAATCGCCGCCTCGGTCGCTGAGATGAACCAGGTCAGCTTCGACGCGACCAGGTTCCACAGCCTGTACACATCGCTCGCGGAGCTGAGCGCCCTGCCGAGGTCCAACCTGGGAACCACCGTCAACGCGCTCAAGAGGCTCCCGGAGCTTGCAGCGTCGCTCGACAAGATGGACATGTCGTCCTTCCGCGCCGCCTGCGATGCGATCAACGACTCGCTTGGCAAGCTCCCGGATAAGTTCGCAAGCGTCGCGTCCGGTTTCAGGACGATAAAGAGCGCGTCCAAGAGCTTCGGCGCTAGCGCGGACAGCGGCACCAAGCAGGCCGAGTCCTCTCTTGACAGCTTCATCTCAAAGCTGCGAACCTCGGCATCGGTCATCCGCGCCGTGGCGACCGTCGCCTCGACCCTCTACAAGGTCGGGCAGGGAATCGCCTACTGCGTCGACCAGTCCAACAAATATATCGAGAATATCAACCTCGCCGACACGTCCCTCGGCCAGTACGCCGCCACCGCGCACGAGTACGCAAACGCGGTGCAGGCCGCGCTCGGCATCAACTCGGGCGAGTTCCTGAAAAACCAGGGCACGTTCATGACCATGGCGCAGGGCATGGGCGTCGCGGCCAACAACGCGTACACCATGTCCAAGGGACTCACGCAGCTGTCATATGACCTCGCGTCCTTCTTTAACATCAGCAACGACGAGGCGTTCGAGAAGGTCCGTTCCGGTCTTGCCGGAGAGATTGAGCCGCTGCGAGCGCTTGGCTACGACCTGACCAACGCGCGCCTGCAGCAGGAGGCCTACAACATGGGCCTCAACGAGCAGGTGTCGAAGATGACGCAGGCCGAGAAGGCCATGCTGCGCTACAAGGCGATAATGTCGCAGGTCAGCTGGGCGCACGGAGACCTTGCAAAGACCGCCGCGTCACCCGCCAACCAAATCCGAATCCTCAAGAGCCAGATGCAGACCGCCGCGCAGGCGATCGGCAACGTGTTCCTGCCGATGTTTAAGGCCATCATCCCGGTTGCCGTCGCGGTCGTTAAGGCCGTGGCGACGCTCGCCAACCTGCTGGCAAAGGTGACTGGTGGCACCGCCATCGCCAACATGGGCTTCGGTGACGGCGGAGCATACGAGGGCACGGCCGCCGCAGCAGACGATGCCGCAGATGCCATCGGCAACGCCGGTAACGCCGCAGGAGGCGCTGGCAACAAGGCCGGAAAGGCCGCAAAGCAGGTCGAGGAACTGAAGCGTCAGCTCATGGGCTTCGACGAAATCAACAAGTTCAACGAGACCTCAAGCGGCTCCGGCACTGGCGGTTCCGGTGGCGGCGGTGGCGGCGGCGCAGGCGGTGGCGGCGGCGCACCGAACATCTCCGACATCAAGCTCGATGACTACGACTGGGCGCTCGGCGACGGCCTGAGCGACAAGCTGTACGACGAGATAATGGACATGCTGAACCGCATCGGAAAGGCGTTCCAGCCGCTCGTCGACGACTTCAAGGTCCTCGCAAAGGCAATCCGGCACCAGTTCGACGGACTCGACATCGTCGGCGCCGTCAAGAACGAGATCGCTGGCGTGGCGAACCTTATCAGCAACACGGTTCGACAGATTGTCGAAATCATGGGGCCGCTCGCCGTCGCGTTCAACTTCCCCGAGACGATCGCGCTGTCGTTCGACCTCGCGGCCCAGATGTGCCTGACGCTCTCCGCCGCGATAAACGGCGTCGGCACCATGATTAAGGGATTCGCTGACACGGCGATAATCCAGCTGGTCGCATGGATTGGCGACAAGCTTCGCGGGGCCATCTACCTGTGCATCGACGAGCTGCAGAGCTGGCAGGACTGGTTCATGCGCAACGTCGACGCCCTCGGTCAGATTGGTCAGGCCGCAGGCATCGGCGCCTCGCTCGTGCTCCGACTCGCCGAGGCGTTCGCGGACGGAGCGTTCGCCGTCGCCGCCGGAGCGTTCCGCGCAATCAACACCGTCCTGCAGGTGATGCTTGAGCTTCTGGTCAGCAGCGCACCAGCTCGCGTCGCAGCGACGATGCTCGGTGCCGCGCTGACCGCCCTCGCAGTCACCAACGGCATCGCCAAGGGTCTACAGGGAATCGGCAACGCTTTCACCGCCATGGCCGGAATCATCAGCGGCAAGTCAACCGAGTCCTCCGGCAAGGTCAAGCTACTCTCGACCGACCTCAAATCTAACCTTAAGAACGCCGCTGGCGACGCCAAGGCTGGCATGCAGTTGCTCGGAGAAGCCCTTGGAATCACTAAGGGTAAGACCGAACTCGCTGCAAAGGCGACCGAGCGCGCAAAGACCGTGACGGCAGACGCCGCAGACGCGCTCGCCAACGAGCGAACCAAGCTGAACGAGGCCCGTTCCGCTCTCGGTGAGAATGCGACATACGCCGAGAAACTTGGCGTCAAGACTCAGGCCATGCGAGTCAAGACTGCCGAGAGCAACCTTGCCTTGGAGCAGTCCAAGGACAAGCTGAACTCCGCTAAGCTGGCCGCTATGGACTACGCGGCCAGTCAGGACAAGACCGTCGCGGGCGCTGGCAAGATGGCCGCCGCCGAACTCAAGGCTGGCGCTGAGGTGGCTGCGAACACGGCCAAGCTGGGCGCGAGCACCGTCGCAACTGGAGCGATGACTGTCGCAGAGACCGCCATGACTGTTGCAAAGACGGCTGGAGCCGCCGCACAGAGCCTGCTGAACGCCGCCATCTCCGCGTTCCCCGGAATGGTGTTCATGGCTGCGCTGAGCGGCATCCTGACGTTGCTCCAGCCCATCATCGACGGCATCGGCAACGCGGTCCTCGGGTTCCTCGGCCTGAGCGACGCAACCGGGCAGGCGACAGACTCCACCAAGCAGGCCAATGAGGTCCTGTCCGAGGAGGAGCAGCAGGTCAAGAACAACGTCGAGTCCATCAAGCAGTACGAGCAGTCGCACGACAACCTGAAAGACGCTCTGGCTATGGCGGGCTTCTCCGAGCAGGAGTTCGCGCAGCACCTCGCCAACACGGGGCAGTCGTTCGACGACCTCGCGCAGAAGCAGGACAGCTTCGTCAACAGCACGATCAACTCCTTCGACCTGCTCGACACCTCGCAGTCCATGACGTTCGACCAGCTCGCCCAGAACATGCAGGCGAACCTGGAGACCCAGCGCAACTGGTCCACCAACATGCAGCTGCTCATGCAGCAGACTGGTCTCGGCGCCAACGACGCCCTCATTCAGGGACTACTCGCCGCTGGACCCGAGAAGGTCGGCCTTGCCGTGCAGGAGGCGCTGAACGACCCGACTGGACAGAAGCTGAATGAGCTTAAGGCTATGGCCGGTCAGCTGGGAACGCAAATCGACCCCGAGCTTGCTGCGGCAATCGGCGCTGGCGGTGGCGCAAAGACCAAGGACAGTGCGACCAAGCTCGCCAAGGGCGCGACCGACGGCGTCAAGGGCGAGAAGGAGAACACCAAGTCCGAGGCCAAGAAAACGTCCGAGGCGACTGCCCAGGAGTTCGCATCTGCCAAGAAGCAGGCCAAGACCAGCGGCGAGACGATGGTGAACAACTTCGCCAACGGCATCAACGCTGGAGCCGAGAACGTAAAGTCCAAGGCGCAGGGTGTGCGCGACAAGGCCGTCACGGGCTTCAACGGCGGCACCGGATACACCAAGGCGAAATCCGCTGGCAAGAACATGTCCGGCGGCTACGGCGACGGCATCAGCGCCGGGGCAGAGTCTGCGGCGAGCGCGGCACGCGGCGTGAGCAGCAGGGTCGTGTCCGCTTTCCGCTCCAGCACGGGAACGGCCCACAGCGCCGGAACCGCCGTGATGAACAGCTACAGGAGCGGCCTGTCGAACGCCGCCAGCGGCGCGGTGTCGGCTGCGTCCAGCGCGTCCAACAGGGCCGCGAACGCCTTCCGCAACGGCAGCGGCGCTGCCAGCAACTCGGGCAGGGCGCTCGGCAACAGCTTCAAGAATGGACTTCGCGGCGTGAATGCAAGCTCCGCCGCGCACGCCGTCGCGGCATCCGGCGAGAGCGGCCTGCGCGACTACCGAGGCTGGTACGAGAACGCCGGTAGGTACGTCGGCTACGGATTCGATGACGGCCTGTGGAGCACCCGCTGGACCATCTACGACACCGCAGAAACCATTGCTACCAACGCAGCCAGAAGGATGCGCCGAGTGCTGCGTATTAAGTCGCCGTCCCGAGTCACGATGGAAATCGGCGGCTACTTCGGCGAGGGCTTCGCAATCGGTATCTCCGACAGCGCCAAGACGGTGTCCGACGCCGTTGCCGACATGACCGCCCAGTCGCTCGACGCCACGAAGGAGGCAGCGAAGTTCGGCGAGAACGTCGGCAAGGCCTACGGCAACGCGATCGGCGACGGCTTCGACGGCTCCAAGGTGGCGTCCATGCTGCAGGACTCCGAGAACCTGGCGCGTTCCACCTCGGCGTCCACGTTCGACGGCTCGTCCAGCCGATACACCTCGCACGAGGGTTTCCCGATCTCATTCGAGACTGAGACTGCGGTAAGTGCCATGACCAAGGCCATGGTGCAGTCCGCGATGACCACCGGGCAGCTCGGCGGCCAGCAGGTCAACGGCGGTGGAGACACCACCATCGTCCTGCGGGTCGGCAACGAGGACCTTGCCCGCGCGGTCGTCAAGGGTAACGAAAGCCTCGCGCGTCGAGGCGTGGTGAGTTTGGAGTAGCCACTTGGCAATCCTGAGCATCGGGGCGAGCGCGAACAGCGTGCGCCCCGTCTCGCCCGACCCGTCCTCGCTCGAATGGGGGCTTCAGGACGTGTCCGGCTCCGATGCGGGACGAGTCATGGACTTGACCGCGACCATGTACAAGCAGCGCCTCTGCCAGAAGCGAAAGCTCAAGTGCACTTGGGCGCAGCCGACTGCCGCCCAGGTTGCGGCAATCCTGCAGGCCGTCAACCCCGAGTACATCTACGTCCGCTACTGGGACGCGATGGATGGATGCATGGAGACGCGCTGCTTCTACGTCGGCGACCGCTCCGCTCCGCTCCAGTACGTCTGGGTCAGCGGAACCCGATACAAGACACTCAGCTTCGATTTGATCGAGAGGTAGCCAATGCTCAACATCAGCAGCGAGTACGAGCTGTCCCTTAACGAGAACTCGAACCAGCTTATCAAGGCGAAAATCACCTTCGCCGACAATACCGTGCGCCAGCTGACTGGCGATGACATCGTCTCCTGCGATTTCGACCAGCAGGTTTCATCTGACAGCTCGTTCGACATCGGCACGGCGATTATCGGCCAGATGACCATCACGCTCAACAACCACGACGGCAGGTTCGACGCCTGCGACTTCACCAAGGCGCAGTTCGTCGTCTGGGTCGGCAAGCAGCTGTCCAAGGGAACCGAGTGGATTCAGCGCGGCATTTACACCGCCAACCAGCCCGACTCCTACAACGGAACCATCGCCATCTCCGCTCTCGACAACATGTCCAAGTTCGAGAAGCCGTTCAGGACGTTCCTCGCGTCCGTCGGCGCTCTGCAGGGTGCGAACGCATCCGTCCGCACGCTCCTGACCGACATGTGCAGGCACTGCGGAGTCACTTGGCTCGATAGCGGGGACAAGGCGTTCGACACAAAGTTCGAGTACGGCTACGTCGACAGCAACGCCACGTGCAGGCAGGCTCTTGCGTACGCATGTCAGGCGCTCTGCGTAAACGCCTCCATCACCAACGACGGCAGGCTCAGGACTGTCTGGTACGATTCCGCTCCGTTCGAGGCGGAGTCCGACTTGGACGGCGGCCAGTTCGATGCCGCCAAGCCCTATGTAACGGGAGCGTCCAAGGACGGCGGCAACTTCACCGACTACTCAAGCGGTGCGTCCGCCGATGGCGGCACCTTCTTCACCAACAAGGGAGTCCACAGGCTCTATGCCTTTAGCAACATCACCGTCAACACCGACGACGTCGTAATCACCGGGGTACGCGTGACAGAGCGTAGCGTCACGGTCGGCAGCAAGACGACCAACGGTGGCACCTACACGGTCGGAGCCGAGGGTTACGTGCTTGACGTGAGCAACAACCCTCTAATCATCCCGGGCACTGGCAAGTCCGTCGCAGACCGCATCGGTGCCAAGGTCATCGGTCTCAGGTTCAGGCCGTTCAGCGGCAAGCACATCTGCGTCCCGAGCCTTGAGGCGGGGGACTGCGCATACGTCATCGACCGCAAGCAGAATGTCTACAAGACCTACGTGACTCGCGTGAAGTACGCCGTGAATGGCGGTATGACAGTCTCGTGCGGCGCCAAGAGCGCGAGCCGCAACAGCGCGGACAACGCGGGCGCAAGAACGTCCGCAGTGGTCAAGGCACGCAACGAGCTGCATCAGGAACTCGGCATCAGGGACGAGACAATCAAGAACATGGGGGAGTCTCTTGCCAACGCGAGCGGACTCTACCACACCGAGGCGAAGCAGCCCGACGGCTCCACCGTGTACTACCTGCACGACAAGCCGACGACCGGACAGTCGCAGATTATCTACAAGGTGACCGCGAGCGGAATCGGCATCTCCACCGATGCCGGAAAGACCTATGCCGCTGGACTCAGCGCGGACGGCAATGCTGTGCTGAACCGCATCTATGCAATTGGCATCAACGCGGACTACCTGACTACTGGCCGAATCAGCTCGAAGAATGGAAACAGCTTCATCGACCTGGACACCGAAGAGGCCAACCTTAAGCTGGGGAATAAATCGACCGTCGGCGGCAAGGTCATCGCCACCACGGATGTGGCCGCGTCAAAGACCGTGACGAAGTACGCCACGTCTACCAGCAACACGACCGCCCCGACGAGCGGCTGGCAGGACTCCTGCCCTCCGCGCAAGGCTGGCAGCTACATCTGGTTCAAAATCATCACCGTGATGCAGAACGGCTCGCAGATTGAGTCCATGCCGTCATGTATATCGGGTGCCGACGGAGCGAACGGCAAGGACGGAGCGACTGGCTCCCAAGGCCCTGCTGGCCCAGCTGGAACCAACGGCACCAACGGCAAGGACGGTCGCGGCATCAAGTCGTCCGTCCCAGAGTACTACCTGAGCACCACCCCGAGCGCCGTCACTGGCGGCTCATGGTCGACATCTGTCCCTGCTTGGTCCAGCGGGAAGTACTACTGGCAGCGACTTCACATCACGTGGAGCGACGGCGGCACATCGTATACCGACCCCGTGTTCAACTCGGCTCTGACCTCGGCGAACCAAAACGCCAAGACTGCGGTTGACACGGTCAACAGCTTTGACCAGCGGAAGGTTTTCAACCTGCTGACCGACAACGGCAGGATTAAGGGACTGTTCACGCAGGACGGCCAGCTGTTCGTCAACGCAGACTACATCGGCAGCGGCTCAATCGACGCAAAGCGGGTCGCTATCAGGAATTTGCTTAGCATCGGAGACGACACCAACTCCGTGAGCGTGTCATCTTCTGGCATCTCCTTCATGTCCGGTGGCGTAAAGGACGCGCTGACCATCAAGCCAAAGAACTACAAGATGGTCACGGTCTCAAAGAGCAGCGGCAACGGCCACCCGATTTGGGAGGCCACTGGAGTCGCATCGAACCCGCAGTCGTACGGATTTGAGTGTACGGAGAAGGCTCAAGCGTTCGTCTACGCTGGAAAGACGCGAGTGTCGATCGGCGTCAGGGTCGATTTCTACGCCAACGGGTACAGGCACATTCTCGGTGGCAGGTACGACCCTCTTGAGTATGAGATCGACACAAGCAAGAACGAGCAGTCGTTCATGGTTCAATCGCAGCCGTTTGCAGTCCAGTTCACGTTGAAAAAGAGCAGTGAGACCGGGAGTAACGGGCTTCCCTGCTACACGATGAAGGTGTGGCTGCTGCTTATAGCAAACGGCGTCCACGTCTGCATCAACGGCATCGACGTTTTCTACTCGTCTCCCGGATACGGCGGCGAGATTTCCCAGAAGAGCACTGGTGCGTTCCTGAACAGGGAGAACTTCGTCAAGGAAGTCACTGACAGCTTTCCGCTCACGTGCCAGGTGCGCATCCCAGTCGCGATGAACAACATCATCAGGGACTACGTCCTGACCTTCGAGAAGGGGCTTCTCGTCGAATGGGATTACTACACACCAGCGGACTCGCAGTACAAGGGGTATTAAATGGCAATCCAGATGCGTCGTGGCGCATACGTGAACTTCAACCCGGCAAAGCTGATGCCCGGAGAGTGGGCTGTCGTCGTGTCCGGCGACTCCGGCGCCAAGGACGGCAAGGCCGCGTACATCTGCTTCGCGGCTGGCGACGTGAAGCGCGTGGCGACCTACGAGGACATGGTCGACAACGTCCACGACGCCGTCGATCAGAACAACGGCGCAATCATCAAGGAGATTACCGACGCGGCGAACAGGGCATCTCAGCAGGCGTCCGGCGCGGCATCGCGTGCCGACGCCGCAGCAAACCAAGCCCTGCAGATTGCAAACTCTGTCGCGCTGGGCAGCGCCGGAAGCTCCGACATGGCCGCGCTCAAGCAGCAGAACGCCCAGCTTTTCCAGCGGCTCGCCAATCTCAGCGGCGAGTTTATATATTCGGACGGCACGGTCTACTGCCCGTCGTCCAAGGCAACGGCATCGGGTGACACCATCACGTTCGCCTCGTCGTGCACTGCATCAGGATCAACCCTGACGCTCGCATAGAAAGGAATACATATGGCACAGGCAAAGTTCCTGGCGGTTGGCGGAACCCCGTACGAGATGGTCGACCCGACCTCGCGCAACAACGCGCAGATGGCGCTCAACAACGCCGAGTACAACCGTCTGGCACTCATTGGCAAGTACGGCGGGCAGAACATCGCAACGCTTCTCGCGGGCGAGATCGGTAGCGGCACGGTCTACGACGCGCTGCACAAGCGCATCGTGGCGAACAACTTCGCGGGCCTTCGTGTAGGCGACTACATCGACGTGCCGCTGGTAAGCGCGTCGGGCGTGGTGGCCCAGCAGTCCGTGCGCTTCCTCCTGGCGCACTTCGACCCGTACTACTGCTGCGGCGACAGCTCCAAAGGCCACCACATCGCCTTCGTGGCCTCCGCGCCCATCGCCGTGGCCAAGACCGTGACCGGCGTTGTCAACGACAGCTTCCTGATGTGGAACACCACCAACACGAACCAGGGCACCGCCGACCAGAAATGCCCCTACCCCAACAGCAACCTCAAGGCGTGGGAGACGGCCTTCGAGGCGTGCCTGCCCGAGGGGCTGACCAAGTACCTGCTGACCCAGCGCGTCCTGCTTGAGGAGCGTTACAGCGCCAGCGGCGCGCTCAACGACTCCAACTCGTGGAGCTGGCAGGATATCGGCAAGGTGTTCTCGCTGTCCGAGATGGAGGTGTACGGCTGCCCGGTGTGGGGCACCAAGGGCTACAGCGTCGGCTTCGACTGCCAGTGGGACCTGTTCAGGGACACCGCGCATCGCATCAATGGAAATCGGTACGCTTGGTGGTTGCGTTCCGTCATGGGTGGCTCCTCGTCCAACGTGTGCTACGTCAGCAACGACGGCGATGCCTACTACAGTTCGGCGGCGAACGTCTGGGTTCGCCCCCGCCCCGGCTTCCTCGTCGGCTAGCCAGCCGAGTGCTCTATACTCTGCTTTTAGGCGACCGCCTTGCGCGGTCGCCTCCTGCCCGCGAAGCGGGCCGTTTTTTTCGCCAGTTTCCCCAGGAGGTGCACGTGAGCGGCGTCTACCAGCGCAACCGCGAGGTGTCCGAGTACAAGTTCTTCACACAGGCCATCGCCATCCGCGTGGAGGTTAATAAGCTGATGGCGTCCTCCTCAGTAGTGCCCAAGGCCTACAGGCTGCTGAACGCGGTGCCGACCGTGGAGACGGCGCGCAGCATCGTGTACAACGTCAACCGCGCCGACTGTTTCTACCCCAACAGCTCGTTCAACGCGCTGGAGAGGAAACGCTACCTGACGCTGGCCATAGCGGACTGCGAGCAGCTTATGCTGGACATGCAGTGCCTCATGGATATCGGCCTGCCCGTGAACGCCAACCGCTTCGAGGGGCTGGCGGCCATGGTCGAGGAGGAGATCAGGCTGCTGAAGGGCGCGCGCAAGAACGTGCGCGTGACGGGCAAGAAGTCCACCGAGGAGCGCATAGCCGAGGCCGAGGCCGAGCTAGAGCGCCTGCGTTCGCTATAATGGGCGGCGGTCGCGCCTTGTTTATCGGTACAATTGGTGGTTGCGTTCCGTCATGGGTGGCTCCTCGTCCAACGTGTGCTACGTCAACAACAACGGCAATGCCAACTACAATTCGGCGACGAACGTCTGGGTTCGCCCCCGCCCCGGATTCCCTTACTGCCAGACCGAGTAGGCCCCAGGGCCGAAAGCAGAGCGCGGAGAGGAAGGAAGGCGCGACCGTCGGGCATGCGCCCGTAAATACGCACCCCGCGAGGGTGGCCGGACGCTGCTTGCATGGCGCGGCGCTCCGTGGCTTCGCCGCGTTTCATGGCCACACCTCAAGCGGCTGCCAGAGCCACATTGCAAGCCGCGCGGGGTGCCTCCTGTGAACTCCGAGCAAAGGCGGGCGGCGCGCCGCAAGCGCCGCGAGGAGAAGCGCGCGCAGGCCAAGGCCGAGCGCGTCAAGGCGTGCACGCTTGATACCGTGGCCGACCTCAACAGCCTGTGCAAGGCATCGAAGCAGGCCGCGCGCGGCGTGATGTGGAAGGCATCCACGCAGCGATACATGAGAAGCTACCTGCGCAACGCCGTCCTGTCCCGCCGCGACCTTTTGGAGGGGCGCGACATATGCCGGGGCTTCATACGGTTCGACCTGTGGGAGCGCGGAAAGCTGCGCCATATCAGCGCCGTGCACTTCCCCGAGCGCGTGGTACAGAAGTCGCTGTCGCAGAACGCGCTCGTTCCCGCCATAGTCCCCACTCTCATAGCCGCCAACTCCGCGAACATAAAGGGGCGCGGCACCGACTACGCCCTGAAGCTGCTCAAGCGCCACCTGGCCGACCACTGGAGGCGGCACGGCCGCGAGGGCTACATCCTCCTGGGCGACTTCTCCGACTACTTCGCGCGCATAGCGCACCAACCCGTCAAAGACCAGGTGGCCTCCGCGCTGCTAGATCCGCGCGTGGTCGCCTTGGAGCACCGCCTGATAGACGCGCAGGGCGATGTGGGCCTGGGGCTGGGCAGCGAGCCGAACCAGATATGCGCCGTGGCCCACCCCAACCGCATCGACCACTATGTGACCGAGATGCTGCGCCCCGAGGCGTACGGGCGGTACATGGACGACTTCTACCTGATACACGAGTCCAAGGACTACTTGCAGGTGTGCCTGCTGCTGATAGAGGGCAAATGCGCCGAGCTGGGCATCGAGCTGAACCAGCGCAAGACGCGCGTGGTGAAGCTCACGCGCGGGTTCACGTGGCTGAAGAAGCGCATCTTCTACACGGAGACGGGCCGCATAGTCGTGAAGCCGTGCCGAGACTCCATAACGCGGGAGCGCCGCAAGCTCAAGAAGATGGCCCGCATGGTCGCCGATGGCGTCATGACCCCAGAGCAGGTGGAGCAGAGCTACCAGAGCTGGCGCGGAGGCATGAAGCGGCTGGACGCGCACCGCAGCGTGCGGGCCATGGACGCGCTGTACCGCAGCCTGTTCGGAAATCTCGCGCAGGGGGGGGGTGCTCAATGCAGGCCAAACAGAGGGACGATTCAAGCGGAAGCAAGCCCTCGCAATAGCGGAGAACCGGCAACTCAAAGCAGCGGCCTAAGCGAAGCGGCTGCGAAATAACAGAAGCATCGAAGGCGTGCTGCGGCGCGCCTTCTTCCTTTGCGCCCATCAAAGCGGCTCGGCAATCTCACGGCGCTAATACGATGGCGGCACATTCCACGACAAGAGAGGAGTCCGCATGGACACTGAGGAAGACACGCCGCGCCCCAACGAGCTTCAAGATGGCACCATGGCCGAGGTCAACGCCCTGCGCGATCTGCTGTCGCAGATCGGCGACCCCGACGCGGCGTACGACGCGGGCGTTATCGACGATGACGAGTACGCTGAGCGGAAGGCGCGAAAGCTCGCCTACACCGCGGCGCTCGCCGCCTACGACGGCGGCGAGACGTTTGACGTATCGGCGCTGCTCGACCAGATGCGCGAGCAGGCGTCGCAGCCGACGCAGACCGAGCAGAACACGGCGAACATCGACTACCTGCTCATGACGGTCGGAGGTGACCAGTAATGCCGACGAAGAAGACCGACGAGCACTCCAAGCACTTCGCACTCGTCAAGAAGTACTACGACCGACCTCTTTGGAGCAAGGCGCGAGTACACAAGGCCGTTGAGTGCAAGTGGATTACCGCCGACGAGTATAAGGAAATTATCGGCGAGGAGTACGCGGCCGAATAGGCTCGGTCGCGGCTTCTGAAAACAGCATCAATCTCTTAGAAATCCCAGACGTCTCACGTGGAACACCCGCGTGCCACGTCTGGGATTTTTGGCACGCACGCTTTCTCGTGGCACCGCATCCTCAAGGTGACAGTGACCGGGAGGCGTGCTATCGAGCGCCTGAAATACCTATGGGGATTGAGCTTTGACACAGGCATTCAATATCGACGAGGCCGCATCACTCGCAAGCGCCGTAATCGTGATACTCACCTTTTTCATCGGACGTATGCAGGGGAGCAAGTCGCGCTCCGCCAAGGAGCAGCACACCGATGACAAGCTCGACTCGCTTATCGAGTCGATGCGCGAGGTCACGTCTGGAATCAAGGAAATCAACCGCAAGCTCGACGACCACGGCATCGCGATCGCAAAGCACACCGAGCAGATTGCGACACTTTTCAGCCGCATAGACAGGCTGGAGCGCAACTGCGACATGCACAGGGGAGTAGGCGGTTCCGATTAGAAAGGAAAAGACCATGCGCATCAATTGGAAACTTCGACTCAAGAACAAGGCGACGCTGGCGGCTCTCGCCACCACTGTACTCGCTTTCGTCTACCAGGTCTGCGGCATCTTCGGCATCGTCCCGCCCGTCTCGCAGGACTCGCTGGCACAGCTCGTGTGCATCGTCCTGAACCTGCTTGTCGCGCTCGGCGTAATCACCGACCCGACCACCAGCGGCGTGTCCGACTCGGCCCGCGCCCTCGGATACGACGAACCCTACTCGACCAAGGAGGTCAAATGACGGATTCCAAAGACGATATAGGTAGGCGCAGGGTAAGGCTCCGCAGTGCCCTTGCCGTAATCCTCGCCCTTGTGGCGGCCCTCGCAGCACCGTGCGGAGCCGAGGCATACCAGAGCGTCAACAAGTACGTATCTAACGGCCACGGCTACCTTAATGCGTCGTATCTCGTAATCCATGAGACGGCAAACCCCGGCGCGTCTGCTTACAACCATACGCTGTTGTGGTCGCGTGATGACACCTACGCCGTGCATCATGTCATGGAGTTGGATGGCTCTACGGTATACAACACTGTGCCCGAGAACCGACTTTGCTGGCATGTCGGCAATGGCAACTACGCCACGGTCGGTATCGAGCTGGCCCACGCAACCAATGCCTCTGACTTTTCCAAGCAGTGGAACGAGGCCGTGAAGTGGGCGGGCGACGAGCTTCGCTCCCGTGGTTGGGATACCTCGCGCCTGCTTTCCCACTATGAAGCAGCCCAGCGCTGGGGCGGTTCCGATCATACCGACCCGAACGGATATTTCCGCCAGTACGGCAAGAGCTGGTGGGAGTTCAAGCAGGCGGTCGCAGCCTATCTCGGCAGCGGTTACGTCGCTCCCATCGCGCCGACCAACGGCAACGGCGGCACGTATCAGCCCTCTTATTCTGCAACCCGTACCAAGTTCCCGAAGTCCACTGGCAAGAGCGTGAACATCCACTATGCCTTGCACAATCGCTATGGCGCGTGGAACGATGCTGTAACCAACTTCAACGATTCCAACTCCGAGGGCTTCGCTGGTATGCCCTACGGCTCCCACGACATGCTCATTGCATGGGTTGACAGCGGCACGCTTCGCTATCGCGTCCACACCAAGGAGAGCGGCTGGCTCGGCTGGGTACAGTATGCCAACTACGGCGACAGCGTGAACGGCATGGCGGGCATCTGGGGCCAGACCATCGACGGCGTTCAGATGTACTACATCACGCCCAACGGTGACTACAAGCAGGTCTACTACCGCTCTCAGGACGTCGCGCACGCAAACTGGCACGACGAGGTCTGCGATAACGGCACGACCTACGGCGGCGATGACTATGCTGGTATCTACGGATATGCGCTCGACCGACTCCAGTGCTACGTGTCCGACGGTACCCGCCGACGATTGGCATCGTCATAGCCTTTATCTTGGGCAGCACCTTCGGCAGCCTGATTTTCTTCATGGCTCTGTGCATCGTCGGGGCTTTCCGAGACGGCGATTAAAATAAAGGCACACGAAAATCCAGCGTCGGGAGACGCAGGGTTTATAAAAGCCGTACCCCAATCACGGGATACGGCTTTAATTTTTGGTCCCAATTTGGTCCCTATGGTGCTTCTTAGGCGGTCTTACGCGGCTTACAAATTGAATAATGCCTGTTGTGTGCGCCTAGTTTCCTTATATAACCCTATCGTCTAAACTACTGTGGTTACTGCATCGACTCTGCGATGCTTTGTTGTATGTGCCCGACGGTCGGTTTGCCAGAAGCGCCCCGCCGGTTGTTTCAGACCCGTTTCGAAGAAAGGAAACCACACTCACCTATGGCAGCTAAAAAATCATCTCCCTTGAAGATCATTCCGCTCGGCGGCCTT